TGATCCGCCTGAGAAGTTTCCTTCTGAATATAATGTACCGCTTGTATTACTTAGTGTACTTACTGCACCCGTTCCAGTTACTAAAAAGCAACCATAAACTGTACCAGCAGTAGTTATTGTAAAAACAATACCTGTAGCAGTAGAAGTTGTTACGTTAGATGGAGTTGTTCCTGAAGATGAAGATGATGCAAATGATGCTGTTCCACGAACTGCTGAACCGCCAACTGTATAAGTAGTAAATTCACCAGCATTTGTAGTAACTAAAGTAGTCATTGTATCAGCTGCTGCAGGTGTTAAACTTACCTTAGTCAAACCTAAAAACGGGCCAACTACAGTATAAGCAGAACCTTTTAATAGGGTATCTAGCATTAACTGTTTACCAGCTGCTACAACTAGATTTGGAACTTCATCTTCCCATTTCACATTACCATTTTGATCATGACAAACAACTTTGTACATACCTTCCATACCAAATGGTTCATCTGATTTTTTATTACGGCCTACTGTTACTACTGCGTTATCTCCAAAACCTGCTATTTCGTTATTCATAATTGCTCCTAGCTAAATTGTGATCTTACTAAAAAATTTAATACATTGTATACCGTCTGATGCAAACCAGCAAAATTTATTTCTATTTCTCCTTGATACTGCCCAGGATCTACATTGAGAGTATTGTTAGGGAAATAAAACATAACCAACCCATCTGAACCATTTGTTACATTAGTGCAAGTAATAGTAGATAGTACTGTTGTTGAGTTTATAGCTCTAAACTTTACTGTTACTGTGGCAGAACTTACGTCAACAACTGTACCATCTGGGTGATACAAAGTCATTTTTATATAAGGTAGATTATCACCTTGAACTAATTTAATTACGCTCATACAAACCTCTGAAATTCTGCTCTAACGGAGTCTCGTGAAAGACCTTTTGTGATCTTTGTTCTTGTTTCAGTAATACCGTTTTTAAACATCCTAGCATATTGTTCTGCTGCGGTTTTATCATAATACGATTGTTGAGGAGTCCCATATAAACGAGCTCTAGCTCCAAAACTAATAATTTCTAAAAATTGTTCGTAAACTTCTGAATCTATTTCAGTAGAATCTCTAGTAGGTGCAATTGAAACTCTACATCTTAAATAATCCGTGCCAGTTACAGTAACAGGATAAGGAGTTACGATAATTTCAGGCATAATTAAACGAGTTACATATGCAGGATTTCCTTGCACTTGTCTCCAGTCAGCCATACGGTAAATACTAGCCAACTCATCGCTGGACTTAGGGATTACCAAAACATCGTTATAGTAAGTTACTTCTGGTAAAACAAATTTAGTATCAGCTGGTGTAACTATAGGGTACGAAGCTTGATTAGCGACTAATGGAATATAAGGAATATCTATTTGTAAAAATCTTGTTTTTTCACAAAACTCAATACAAGCATTTCTAATTGCATTAACAGCAATAAGGTCAGCTACGTTTGGTACAAACTGCATAACCTCTGGTAAAAAGTTATCATAGGGGACAGTAAATCCATAAGCTTGACTCATGATCCACTCCCTGGTTTGTCAGGGTTAAGCCCATCCAACTGTTGGTTCGGAGAGTTTTTAATTTCTTGGTCAGATTTAACACCCATAGTAGCCATAAATGTTTGTAAATAACCGCTTGCAAGAGCCACCCCTGGAGCATATTCTGCATCTTTACTGTTTGCACGGTACAAAACATAATCTAAAACTGCTGTCTGAAAAATATCATTAACATAAAGTGTGCTGCTTTCAGAAGTTACATCTGCTGGCACTGGTGAATAGTTAATTTGCAAATACCCTTTTCCATTGCTTGGTGGGTAAACATAATATACTGTTTGATCTTGTTGATCATAAATATAGTTTAACGGAACTGTTACAGGCACTGCTGCATGCCAGTTAGGATTAAAGTCATTTAAGATCTGTTGTGAAACAATTCTAGGTACTCTTCCAGGTGTCGTGCCTGTAGTACCCATGTAGCGAATAATATCTAGTAATGTCCAGCCATCTGCAGGAATATTTTGTCTTGTTCCAGGGTCGAGTTTTACAACTGCAACTTTATTAGTCGCATTAGGTGACATGACTGTAATTTGTCTTTGAGCGTCATTAATCCAGCCTAATAATTCAGCTCTAGTCCATCGTGTATTACCTTGGTCTAAAAGTTGAATTGAAGCTTTATCAATAAAATACTTAGCTGTTAATGTTCCCATAGCCTTATTATATACGAAAAGGGGCCTAGGCCCCTATATTAACCTGCGTGTGCTGCAAACCAAGTAATTCCATCTGGACAGATGAAAGTAGTTGATTTTGCTGTTGCAATACCAAATGGGATATTTACTGCTGCACCATTAATTGTTCCGCCTAAAGGTGGATAAACTAATACAGTATTCGCACCAGAGTTAAACACAGTAATAAATGCTGAACCTTGGTTTGTTAATTGTGCTGTATTATAAGTAGTACCAACAGTACTAAAATTCATAATATCAGCAGTAATTTGATATGTAGCACCAGCTAACGCTGTACTCGCTGTTGTTGATGTTTGGGTTGTACCAGAGCCAGAAACAGTAGCAGTTTGGGAATTAGTAGCAGATAACGCAACTACTGAAAGGTCCCCCCCTGATGCGGCAGCGGCTTCAGTAGGCCATACACCTACCTGAACTAATTTTACTTGTGAAGTCATTTAAATCTCCTAAAAAATGTAGAGGGTGGGTATTACCCCACCCAGATATTAACCTGCTGCTACTAAGAGAGCGACTGCATCAACCTGAGTTACTTTGTAACCATAAATGTTCAAACCACGAACCAATGTACCAAAGTCATTAGGGTTTTGTAAACTTTCTACTTTAGCAATCTGTGAAGCAAAGCTAATACCAGCTTTATGTCCAGCCATAATAGCGTGACGCTTGACATAAGTAGAAGCACCAGTCTGAGTACCATCCCAGTTATAAGTAGCTGCTGCACGTGGCAACAAGTTAGATACATAAACTGTGAAACGATCAATCATACCAATCTTACCATTACGGAGGATTGAACTTGCATCACCCATAAACTGAGCTTGAGCTAAGTTAGATTGCATGAGGATCTGACGCTCTGTTGGGCTAATAACGATCCAACGATCTGTTTCAGGTATGTTTGCTTCATCTAATACAGAAGACAATGCAGTGATATTTTGAAGAATGTTAGAAGCTGTTAATGTAACGGCAGCAGCATCAGTTCCAAGGTTAAAAGCACCAGAAATCTTACCAGCAGCAGAACCTTGGTTTGTTGAAGCACCTTGGTTGAATGTACCTAGTAATACGTCTTTATCAATCTGAATCTTCATCTGCATAGAAGCATCGTTAGTGAAAACATCCATTAACTTAGGCTTAGATTGTAATTCGAGTACGTTGTTGACGTTAACACCGAAGTATTTACCTTTGCTGATAGACAAAGAAATTGTGCTTGGAGCAGGAATTTCATATGCTAAGTTTTGACCAACTTGGTAGTTATTGATTGTAATTGTTGGGATTGTGTTGATAATAACTGTATCACCAATACCAGAAATATCACCCTGCCAGTCAGTATTAGCGATTTCGCCAAAAACTGTAGCAGCATAGAATTTTTGAGCTAATTTTCCAGACCATAGGGTAGGAATAAAAGTTCCAGAATACGCAGTACCTGCATAAGAGGTTGCGCCATTAGGTGCGTAAAATCCACCAGAGTTAATGGGGTAGGTTGCGCCAGCGGTAACAGTAGACATAATTTCTCCTTTGATTGTCTATTTAAAACTTTCTGCTACCACCGTCTAGTTCGACTATCGAATTCGCCCGTTAGCAGCAGCTATATTAATTTCTTTTTCCATTTGAATCGCCTCGTCATTATCGAGCAAACCACGTCTCCAGTCTTCATAAAACTGCCCTACTTCTCTCTCGGAAAAATAACGCTCGTTTTGTTGATCGCCTGGCTGCGTTGTTGAACGTGAGCGAGTCGGTGCTACTTGACGTTGAAGTTCTTGGTTTGGTTGTTTGTTTGGTTTTGCTGGAATTAAAGATTTGTAAGCGTTAAAAATGTTTGCCACACGAGTAACTTCTAAATTCTCATATGCATTTGTTAATGCTACTTGTCTAGGAAATCCATAAACAGGGTCAATTTGTTGTAACCAGTTTAAAAAACCTTGATCAGTGTTCAAGACTTCCCAATCTGATACCTGTTGAGATAATCCAGTTAAGAATCTATCTTTATCAGACACAACTTGTTTTTCCTGTACATTACCTAACTTACTTTCCAAACTTTTAATCTGATTTACTAATTCTGCTTCTCTAGTTCCTACTTTAGATTGTGCAGCACGTTCAATTAAATTAATTAAATCTGGTCCAAAAGCTTCTCTATCTTCATCAGTGATTAGAGACTCACTAGGCTTCGCTGTTTCAATATGCTGTACTTTGGCTCTTTCCACATCTCCAATAAGTGTCTGTACTTGCGTATTTAACTCACGGACTTGTGCATGTAACCTCGGTACTTCAGCATCATACATACCTTTTAAAGTGTGATATCTTTGAGACCACGTTTCATCAAGTACTGGATTAGCTTGCTTTCGCTGCTCTTCTATAACATTATCTTTCGGCTCTGGGGCAGGGTCTGGATCTGATGCTAAATTTAAATTAGTCTCCGTGTTATCGGTCTTGTTTAAATTAAGTTCAGCTGCTAAACGATCTGCTTCATCAACTTGTTGTTGTACTGCCTGTGGTAATGCCATCTTCTCTCCTTTAGCTCCGTCTGCTACTCACACTCCGCCTTAACGGTCTGTGTTTATTGCTTATCGGTCTGCTACTGTGTTGTAAAAACTTTAAGCTCCAATTACGGTCTGCTCTTAGTATTAAATTTGGCGATCAATGCTTCCGCATTTTCAATTGTATCAAGGATTTCCTTGTACACTCCGACTTCGCCTTGTAGTCGGTAAATCTTATCTGCATCAGTTACTTGCGCCATCATTTCTAAAGACCCCTGCCGTTTGGCTCTGAAGTACTCCACGAGATGATTAAACTCAGGTCCCCGCAAGAACGTAAAGCATCTAGCTACACGTTCATCAATTCTCACTTACACATTCCGTCTGTTTTTGCAGACTCTTGTCTGTATTCTGGACCTTTGGAATTACAAAACTCGCTCATGCTTGGAGCACTTCCTAAACCAGTTTGTCCACCTTTAGACATACCGTCAGTTTTTGCTGACTCTTGAGCATACTCGTCTTTGCCATTACGTTTTAATTTACTAAAAATCTCAGCCATTTTAGGCTCCTTTTAAAATTAATTTATACAATTACTATTAGATACAATATTATACTATTTGTCAACCTTGGTTCTCAAATCTATTTGTAACTGGTGCACTATTCATTAATTGCGCTCCTCCAGTTGGCGGTGCAGGTGGTGTTCCTCCTGCTTGAGCTTGTCCATTTTTCTGAGCCATCTCTTGCATTTGAGCTTGTTCCATTTCAGATTGCTTAGCTTGTGCTGCAGCTTCTTTTTGTTTAACTACATACTCAGGTGGTACAATCTCGTCTACATTTAAGTCTAGTGTTTTAGCTGACTGCCTTAGTAACTCTGCAATACCTTCCATACCAATTACTTGTTGTACAACTGGGCTATTTAGAGCAACTGATAAGAACTCATTTCTGCGTTGTTGAGCTGATTCTTTTTCTAATAAACTTGCTGCACCACGAGCTTGAATATGGATATCGCCTTTTAAATCAGGATCATCAGAATAACGCATGTTGTAATAATACAACCGATCAATACAAGGTTTAATAACATGTTCATCAATGTTTGCAATAACTTGCTTGATAGATTTACCAGCATTTGACATTAGCATCGACATACCAGAAGCAGTTCTACCTGCTCCACCTGTAGGATTACCGCCAGTCATGTAACGTGGAATACCCGTATACTCATCAGCTAAAGTAGCAAACTTCTCATACACTGCCATCAATTCGTTAGCTCGTGAATCAGGTTGGAAAAAACTTACAGGAGCTTGTGTTCCATTAGTAGGGTCACTAGTTACTTGCCAGATCTTCCAGGGGAATATTTGAGTTACGTTCTCACCAGGAGGTAGTCTATCAATGTTGTATACAACTTGTGGTCCTGAAGATAAGCCCATATTGTTTACTAGAGCCCTTGCAGCGGCATTACAAATGTCTTGGGTATCTCTGGCTAAGTCTGCTACTGAATTGCCCCAGAATGCCCCTGGAACTTCTTCGTATGAGGCTTTGTAGTATGGTTTACGAGCTAAAGGATCAGGGTTTACAACTGCTTTGATAATCCAACGACCAATAAGCCATGCTTCAATCGGATACTCTGCTAACGGATCAGGAACTTCTTCATCAGTCATACCCCAATCACGTAATAGCTTACCTTGCACAGATCCCCAAAATTGGAGTGCATCAATTAATTCTGAAGGATTTTGTCCTGCTGCAACTGTTGACTTTCCTTCAGCATTCGCTTTTGTGAGGTCAATATATATCCAATCCCGTAAACCACCCTTGCCGTACTCTTCCAAAACTTGTCTAATTGCGCCATCACTGTATCCGTCCACTCCAAGCATTTCGACTAAATCACCTCTCGATAACTTATGTCGTTCGATTAAATATCCATCATTAATAGTAGATGCATCAGGGGCAGGATAAAGCATAAAAGGATCAACTCTTTCCCACTCCAAAGCCAGCGTATTCTGAACATCTAAACCCCATTCCTTACTTTGTTTGTCTTGCACCCACTTCAACATTGGTTTATTACGCACCACAGGACCTTTTAATATGGCTGAGGGGAACGTAACTAAATCATCAATAAACTGGGCAAAAGCTGTAGTCCACTCACCTTCTAACAACTGAGAGTGCATTTTCTTTTCCATACGCTCTGCTGTATCTGTAGCAATATCCGTAAGATGTCTCATCGCTTCATCTTTTAACTCAAGGAGCATTTCTTTTACTTCTTGGTCTGAAGGATTTACACCTTGTGCTAGTATCTGCTGTAACTTCTCTTGGGCTTTCATCATTAAATTAACAAGGATATCTGGCTCAAGTTCTGGTACTGGATTTGGTCTAAGGTTCCAAGGTTTATCGTCAGCACCTGTTAGTAACACATCTCTTAGCCAGCTAGAAGCGGCACGACACTTATTACTTGTAAGCATCATATAGATTGTTGCTGAGTTTTGTTCTCTAAGTTGTGCTAATTTATCTGGGTCATACTCACCACGACGTGCACGAACTGATTTAAGCATCTTCTGCTCAATTGTATATTCTTTCGCCATACGAGCGATAACCCACTTACCTTTAATGTATGCTGATAACTGTTGAATTACTGGTTCGCTGTTAGCTGTTACGGCAGCACGACGCTCTTCATCCTGTAACTGCTTTACAGATTTTAACGGAACTATACCACCTAGTACGGTAGTTCCTGGAGCAGTAGCATTAGTAATATTAAGTGCAGGCATATGTACAGTTTGTGTGATTATGTTTCTTTATACTACTATTATACTCTAGTGTCAATCTTAAACCCAAAGGTAATTACTTTTCTGAATTTCTTTTCGTTTAGTGGCTAGTACTTCACCAGTTAAATTACCGTCAGCATGCAAGCATGCATATTGAAACGCATCGGCAATGTGAGAGTACTTATTCTTTTCTGGTTTATCATCAACGTCACCAGTGTTCTTAATTTTGTATCTATAACCACCTCGTAAGGCATTAATTAGATTTTTACAACTTGGATCAATAAGCATCGCTGGTTTACCATCAGATATTCTAGTAAGCAATGAGTCAACGGCTGACAATCTGGCTACTACCGAGTTCGACTTTGCAGGAATAACCCTGAACCCTTCTTGTCTAAGAATATCAAATACACTTCTCTCATCTGTTTGAGCTCTTTGCGTACCTGCAGGGTCTCCAATAATTAACACGGGCATACCTGGGAATTTGTTAGCAAGTAACGGTTTTAGTTTTTCTCTAGTAAACCTAAGCGTACCCATCCCGTCAGAAACAAGATCAGCATAAGTTAAAAATCTACCTAGCATATCAATCTGACTAATCGAACAGGCTGGGGTTAACCCGAAGTCCATCCCTAAAATCAGAGGGTGCGTGGTTGACTTGATGTAGCTCAACGGCCCTTTTGAAACATGCATGTCTAAGTTAAATGCTCTAAATACTGGCTGCCCACTCAGCGACTTACCAAACTTCGCATTAATGTAAACATCAACCCAGTCTTCAGCTTTACCTTCTGCTAAGTTATCGTAGTAACCCTCAGGTAAGAAATCAGTCCAGTCTGCTTCGGCACTAAGCCCGCTTGGTTGGAAAAACACTTCCGCATTTTTTGGTGGTTCAGATAAAAACTGTTCCCAAAACGTATCCATGTCTGGAGGGTTTGTCATCCCCCATATGTGAGCATTAGGACTACCATCATCAGTGACACAGCCCACGGTATTGTCCAGCTTAGAAGGATAACGGCCAAGACGACCCTGTAACGCATTAAAGATGTCGGGGTTGATTTCTCGAAACTCGTCCAGTATGCCAAAAGAAGCTTGGAGAGACAGTAACCGCCTAACGTCATTAGAATCGTCCAGACCACGAAATAGTATTTCACATTCAACATCATTAAACTTTAAAATAAATTTATAATTGGTTTTCTCAAATACCCCAGCCTGCCCATCAGGGTACCACCTTAACACGTCAGGAATACTTGTATCCCGCAACTGCTCTCTTGTATTACGCACCCATATTGCTCTTGATCGTCTAATACCATCCCGACATTTCGCCATTTTAGAAGCGTGATATGCTATTTTTATGATACCCGCAGTCGTTTTTGTACTACCCACAGGCCCAACAATCAATGAAATGAAGGCTTCTGACTGTAAAAATGGTTCTACTGACTTAGGTGGTGTATAGCTTAAATGGCTCATTTTTTGTCGTTTTTGACCTGTTTTTTGTCGTTTTTGACCGTTTTAGGGGTCTTAACGTGGGCTTTTTCAACAATATCTGTGGCTTCTATATCAACAATATTGGACTCTTTAGGGCTTGAAAAGTTAATACTGATCGAAAATCCTGGTCCTGCTACTGCTTGAACATTCGATTTTGGCTCTAAATCACCCAGTTTAGTGAATGTTTTAACACCTTCTTGTAGCTGAACAATCGAAGTTTCGTTATGTAAAAGCCTTTTAAAGTACTCATCCGACAAAACATCTGCTTTCATTGCAGACTTAACACGGAATGTATATCCAGACTGCTCGAACTCTACTCGCTGCGCTGCTACTGCATCAAGAAATGGTTTCCACTTAGACAACTTCTCCCAAGCTTCGCCATAGATGCCATTGCGTGATGCAACTTCTTTAGGGTCTTCTATCCCAGCTGCTATTGAGGCAACTAAACCAGGAGGAATATCCAAAAAGCGATCAGGGTTAGTTAGATCTTTGAGCTCTTCGTTCATCTACAAACTTCTTTAGTGCTAATCGAATAACTTCAGAGAATGTAAGTCCTTTAAGAGCTGCTTCTTCTTTTAGACTTGTTACCAGTTCTTCTGGTAAGAAAAAATTATGGCGCTTCACTTTTTAAATCCTTTGAGTGTTTCAGCTAAACGAGCTCGCTGTCCTACTTTACCGCCTTTTGATGCAGCAGCTTCTAGTTTTTTAGCTGGAATTTTTTTACCTTTAGGAACTCCAAGGTCTTCATGTAAAGCACCAGGTTTTTTAATTGCGTCAGCAATCCAGTTCTTTTTAGTAGCCATTTTACTTAGCTTTCTTCATTGGTGGCTTTGGCTTAGGCATCTTAGCCATTTTGGACTCTTCCATCTTTTCGCCCTTGGCATAAGTTTTAGCTGGGAGTTTTTTCTCTGCAGCCTCTTCTTTTTTAGTTTCTTTACCACCAAATAGTTTTGCGAATGGGTTAGGTTTTTTCATAAGATTCTCCTGTTGTATAAATTGATTGTAATGTGTATGCGTATATTATGCAAGTTTTATAGGAATTTTTTTCCACGTTCTTCGTAGAAGTGGTGTTTTCTATGGCAGTTAGCACAGAGTACTATGCATTTTTTTATTTCTTCTCGTGCGCCATTGTAGTTTTGCCATTGTAAAAGCTTAGATACTTTTTTGTTGGTTAGGTCTTTTTTGACGTGATGGAAATCAAATGTTGCTGGGTGTGTCTCGCCACAGTGTGCGCAGTGAAGGGTTGCTTTGAATTCTAGCCATTTTTTTCTGAGGGCTTTTTTTCTGATCCCTACTTTTTTTATGTGTGTATCTTTGTTTTTTTCGTAGTAATTTTTTGAATACTCTTTTTGTTTGGCTTTTCTAACTTCTGGATCTTTGTATGGCATAGGACGTTTTCCATGTGGGGTATGGAGGGATGTGAATTTGGCAGATTAAAAGCTGTTACCCAGAAAGTAGCAAAACTAGTAACTTACTGCATCCTTCAACGGCTACTTAACCATCCCCTCTGAAAGTATAACATGTACTAAACGTGTGTATGTCTTAAAAATTAGGGTCCCGTTATGACTAAGGGGTAAGCACCCCCCCACCCCCCACCCCTCGTTGTCCCGCTCCCCTACCCCTCGAAGTCAGATGAGAATGATTATCATTTGCGTTTATTTTGTTCACAATAGGGGTAGATTGCATATAGTATACGATGCTTGCATCCTCTCTTTAACAATTAGTGAATTAAACTTATCGGCTCTGATTTTCTTCCATCATTAGGGGGAACAGTCTAACGATAGTATCAAAACATTTAATTCACTAGGCGTGAGGTTGTAATCATCCTCTCTTTAACAATTTGCTAAAATGCCCATCTTGAATCCGTAGATGGTATAGGGTAGGTGTAGATTGGAAATAACCTTATTGTATGTAGTAGTGAGCCTAACGAGGGCGGTAACAAATCGGAGAGGGTGCAATAGTCCCGTATAAGATAGAAGGATACGGCTTAGAATTTTAATGTTCTAGGTTTAGTATTTCATGTAATCACCATAACTAGCAAGCCGATTAGTCACGAAAACAGAAAAGGTGTGGTAATGAGAAAAGCCATGCAATCGAGTAGTATCCCTATGTATTAAATGTATCTGACAATTATGTTTAATGCCAAGCCTCTTAACCTCTGACAAGAACTGCTAAAACAGCGAGGCGTATCAATAATTTATTAACCAACGGAAAGCGTTACCAAAAGAATTTACGAGGTTGATTAGAAATAGTCAGCCTCCCTAAGTTTTTTTAGTAGTCTAATCGTAGTTTAATTTTAAAGGGTATTATTATGTCAAACAATCAATTAGCAGTATTCAACAAAGATATCTTCACAATGTCAGTTTCTAAGACTGGCGTAGTTAAGACTGGTTCAATCGCTTTAACCATAGCAAAAGGTTCTAGTGCAAGCCGTTCTAACATAGGTTACACAATCTATCAGGAACAAATCGCTAATGGTATGTATCGCCCTGCGGCTCGTGACATTGTCAGTCAGTTAGTTGCGAAGTCTGCTCAGCCGTATCTATCTGTTTCAGTGGATGCAAGTGGTCCAATGAAAAAGGCTGACTTTATCGCACTATGCACTCAAGTGGATTATGTCGTGCGTAATAGCGGTAAGGAATTAAAAGGCACTAAGGCTTATGTATACGATATCGTCAAGCAAGTTGTTCAATCAGTTGTTAAGGCTGAAGGCACTGGCGAAGTTGTTGCGTAAGTTGTATATCAGTGATACTGATGAGGCTTGATGAGCCGAAACCCCTACGGGGGTCTATCACATGGAGGGTTTATGAAAATTAAAAAGGTTCATACTGTTCCGAAGGGAACAATGTCGCACTATCCAACAGTAGTGCAAAAGGTTTGGGATTTTAGTCCCGATGCACCGAAGTATAAAGGTGGGCATGATGGTGCTAGGCATCAAGGGGGCTTGCCCCCATCAACTCGAATGACAAACTGTGCAGGTGTGTATGAGATGGCTCGCACATTCGGACAAAAGAATAGAGACAATAAGTATGTTCTATCTCGCCCTGTTATGCCAAAGAAAAGATAAGGCATAGTTATTCCAATTAGAGGGACTGCCAACCCCTCTTCTAACAGAAGGCAATGGTCGTGAACACGAGGGGGATTCGCCAACCTACCTAAACCATCAATTAGGCTTACCATAATAGTGCAGTATTGTATTTATCTCTGTTCTCTTGTTCCATTTAGAGATAATTACCAGAGATAAATACAACCCCCTTATAAACAGGTGCTTTGCTGTCTGTAATTATCTAATTATCTATTTATCTATTAATATATAGTATAGAGAGATATAGAGAACGTGTTCGTGTGTGTTTGTATTTGCACATGGCATACATTACATATCTCTATATACGGGGGTCGCCTAAACGAAAAAACGATTTAGAGATAATTACCTGAGACCCTTTGTTTATAAGGCTCCTATTTATCTCTAGCAATTATCTCTGTATTATCCACCCCAAAACTCACCAAAGAAAGGTCACAAATCATGGAATCAATCCGTAATTGGGTAGACACAAATCACATGCAATATTGTGAAGAGTATCACGAGATGGGTTACATTGAGCCCACTATAAAATTCCGTATATGGGAATTCTTGTTCAACATCTTCAAATAACAGGCTCATTATGCTAATCAATATACTCTTTTCAATATGGTTTTACGCACAACTAATAGCGTATGTAGTCCTAGCAATCTTAGTAAACATCCAATAAAAAGGTACACACATGAAACAAAAACCAGACTTCACAGATTATTTATGGGGTGGGTTCTTCGCCATCTTTATTGGTGCAACCCTCGGTATGATATTCGTAATTAAATATGGAGCGTAACTATGGAAAACATATCAACACCTATCATCAGTCCT